TTTGCCTCGAGGCCGGCTTTGCAGGTGCCGCCCTGCAGGCTGTAGACCATGCCGTTGGCGAGCTCGGCCGTGACCGTGACGTCGGTCTGCCCGTCGATCGCCGACAGCAAAATGCCGGGCATCGTCGAGATGTCTGCCTCAATGTACGGAACGCGAGGCAGTTCTTGATAGCCGTGGACGGCGTCCTGCCCGGCGATCATCGTGCGCTCCATGGGCGATGGGCTCACCGTGAAGTTGCCGCGCAAGAATTGAAGCGTACCGCCGACCCACAAGGTCGCAATCCCAGCAATTCTCTGGGCCATAGCAAAGTCCTCCTGTTCCCGCTCGCGCGGGCGTTAGACGTCATGGCCCTCGGGAAGTTTGTTTGATCAGCCGAGCGCTTGGCTCGCCGCGTTGAACGGAGGCGCTGCCGGTCCGATGATCTGATAGTCGATGCCGCGGTTGTACTGGAGCCGGAACTGGTTGAGCACCGCGAAGATGCGCAACTGGTTGATGAGGTCGGGGGGATACAACACATTAAGCCGGTTGGGATCGATGCTGTCCCGCTCGACGATCAGGTGTTGAATGAACGCATCGAGGTTCTCGACCAGACCGTTGTACATGTCGTTCTGATACTGGGCGACGAGCTCGCTTTTCACAGCGGTCGGCGTGACAATTGCCTGCCCAGGACCAAAGCGAGTGCCGTCATCAGCCAGCTTGTGGCGCGGGAACTTGCTGGTGATCTCCTGTTTCTGATTGCGCATCAGCTTGGCGAGCGTCGCCAAGGTGGTCACCAACTCGTAGGCGTCGTCCGACTGGCCGTAGAGATTGAGTTGGTACATCGTCTGCTCACGCAGGATCATCGGCTGGCCGTCCGATCCGGCTTCCTGGATTGCCAGGCCACTGCTCGCCAGGCTGTTCAACTCGGGGAAGTCGAACCGCAGATGCTCCGTTGCCATCTTGATCTGGTTGAGCGTGAGCGTTTGCAGCGGACGCGCCGGATCGTTGATCAGGGCGCGTTGCGCCTTGGCCGCATAGGCGGCACACCACTCGAACGAGGGCGACGGGCTGGCCTCCTCGAACGCCATGCAGGAGATGACCGGGCTGTTGTTATCCATACCCCACAGCACCAGATCGGAATAGGCGCCGCGTCTAGCCGTGAAGACATGGCCGAACAACTCGCGTTCCCAGCCCCAACGGCCGGTGTCGGTGAAGCCATATTCTTGATCCCAGGCAAACAGCGAGTTGCTGTCGGTGTAGGGCATCGCCACGTATTCGAACGGCGTGTCGCCGAGATTGTTGATGGCGTTGGTCATCAGCGGCGTGCCCACGCCGCCGGTCAGCAGACCGGTCGCCGGCAGCGTGATGCCGAGCCCGATCGGCGTGGCTTCACCACCGCGTTGACCGTAATAGTTCAGCTGGACGGTGATCTCGTTTCCGCCGACCCCCTTCCACACCGCAGTCAGTTGGACCGAGCCAGCGGTCGGCGGAGTAGCAGTGACCGGCAAATTGTCGTTGCCGTTGATCGCGTCATGGATGGCCGTCGCGATGTCTGCGGCCGTGTCGGTCGTCGCGATGTTGACCGGCACGTAAACGCCACCGATGTAGAGATGGATCGTGCCAGCCGCCGTCGGCGGCGTGGTGATGGCGATGGTGCCCGTCGCTGCCGATGCCCCGGTCGGCTCAGGCAAACCGACGCCCCAGACTTCGTTCGCGAAGTTGTTCGCATAATACGCAGCGAACATACGATAAATCTCGCTGCCGAAGCCAAAGCGTTCCGCGGCCTGCGCCAAGCTGCCGATCGGGATCGGCACCTCGGGCGTCGCGTCGCCGGCGTTCGGATTTGTTGCTCCAGTGAGCATCGTGCCGACCAACAACGCACGCAGGTTGATGTTCGGCAGGCCCGCCATGCTGGGATCGACTTCGACCCAGTAGAGCGGCACCTTGATGTTCTGCGGGATTTGCGCAAACGAGATAGGCATGACTCCTCCTTTCCCGCCTGCGCGGGTGTTTGGTGGTCATGGCCCTCGGAAAAACTTGGAAGGATTAGGCGTCGCTGCTCGGTCGATGCGGCGGCCTGTGCGACGGCTTGTTCGCGCTGCTGCTCGCCTGCTCCTCGACCGTCACGGTGCCGTCAGCGATCCGCTTGCGCGTGAATTTGTCATTCGGCCACTCGACGCTGCCGGTGGACCGAAACCCGACGCCATTCGGATGCCTGATGCCCGCGCGAACCTTCTCGTCGCGCGGAAACACGCGAATGCCTGGTACTTTGGCGGCGCGCAGTTGCGCGAGCCGCTGCTGGCGAACATAACCACGCTCGCCGATCTTCAGAGTTGCGTCAGCCATTTGCTGATCCTCCATTCGTAAAGTCGTAGACCGCCTTCACCTGATAGCGCTGCGACATGGCCTGCAGCGTGTCGTTTGGCTTGATGCCGGTGGTGACATTCATGCCGTTGAAGTCCCAGGTGTGTGGCACCGCGAACGGATCACCTTTGATCCGCATCGGCCCCTGGATCAGCGTCGTCGCCCCCGCTGCGTCCGTTACTCTCCAGAAGTCCGTATAGGACCCGCTGGCGAGCTTGGTGGAGACGCTGGCTGCCACCAGGATCGAGCACTCTCCTGGGTTGGCGCCCAGTTGCACGGTGTAGTCCGTGGACTGGATCATGGGCTTGGAGTTGAAGTTGAGCAGCGCCCACGTGACGGTCGCGTTGGTTAGATCCAAGGGATTGCCGTCTGCGTCGTTCAGCGTCGCGTCAAACTGCCAATTATCCCCCGCGATCAGTTGCAGGAGACTATGGGTCACCACCACCGCTCCCTCGTAGGTCACGCCCATCAATCAACCCCGCCTTCGAATTCAGGGTCCCAGTAGGTTCGGTAAAAGCAGGAGACGTCGTATTGGAGCTCGGCAAAGGGTGTTTCGTTGTTGCCGCCGGCAAAGCCGAAGTTGTGGCGCCGGACGCTACGGGTAATGCTCTCGACTCGGACGTTGTCCGGGTTGGCGATCTGGCTCCACGGATTGTAGGTGTTGATCATGTTCATGATGTAGTGGTCTTTCCACAGCCTGTTCATGATCCGCCAGAAAGCCTGATCTATCGTTCGCTCAGCCGCGTCCTGATCCGCGTTGACGATGATGACCGAGAGGCCAATGCGCAAAGTATGTGAGAAGCGAATGCATCCAGCGTTGGCGTCACCATCGGGCACCATGTTCTCGTCAATGATGTAGACGCCCAGGTAAGGAAGCCGGTCCGGCTGCACCGGAACCATCTTGGTGCGCCGCTTGAAGTACGTGTCAAAAAAGGGCTCACGGTTTGCCAGCACGTCGAAGAACACATCACGGATCACGAGCGAGTAGCTCTGCGTCTGCGTGACCGTCGGCGGCGGATCGGCGCTCGGATAATTAAAATCGAAGCTCACGGACCGATCTTTCGCAGCTGCAGCGTGGTTTCGCCGCCGCCGTTGGTCCAAACATTGGTCACCACAAACACGCCCAGGCGGGGCAGCAACGACACGGGCTCGTAATCGATGGTGATTTGGTCGTCCTGTTGAGGCAGGACCGCAAACTCGGCGTCCCGGATGTCCAAGATCGTATCCTGATCGGACAGGATCGAGCCGTCTTCCATGGGCACGTTGAGGGTGCGGCTGTCATAGATGCCGCGCGTCAGATAAGGCCCCGCGCCAGGTTGTGACGCAATCGGATTGACGGTGACAGGCCGCCCGTACAGATCCTGACACGCCAGATAGTTGGTGATCGAGAAGTTGATCGCCATCTCACTTCACCGTCCACTTGATGCCGACAACGAACTTCTCGATGCGCTCGACCAACTTGTCCCAAAGCTCGGGCCGCAGGATCGGCCGCGTGCTGCGCCCGGGATGTCGCTGGCCGCCGTACCAGCGGCGTTTCTCGCGCGTCGTCGCGTGTCCGCGCGGTCGTCCGCGCCCGGTGCCACGCGGCTTGTAGGGCCTGCTCATGCGTGAACGCGGCCAGATATCTGTCTCGATGGTGTGCTCATCCGGGCGTTCAACATTTGGATAGCGCCGGCGCATGTCGGCCGTTTGCCAGCTCAACACCTCGTCCTGCAACTTGTCAGGCATCGCGGCGATCTGATTGATCATATCGCTCACGGTGTTTTCGACGGCTTCGCTATCG